TCTAACGGAAATGGGAACGGCGGGAATGGCGCTGGAAATGGTAACGGTAGTGCTGGTGGTAATGGTGGTGGCAATGGCGGTGGTGGAATGGGTGAATCGATAATTTACGAAAAGTCTAATCCTCGAATACCTCGTAAGAAAGGACAACCAGCAAAATCTAAAAAACACTCTGACTTATATACTGATGAAGATCCTAAAGGAACTATTCATGGACTTGGTTTCAAGGACGTGGCAAAAGCGAGAGCGTCTGTATCAAAAATCAGGAATTCTTCTAGATCACATGCTCATAAAATTCAAGCGGCTGTTGCTATGGAACAAAGGGCGAGAGAGATGGGTAAAACCTCTGAAGCAGCTGTCTACAGAAAATACATCAATGCAATGAAAAAGAAAACTAAGAGAATGAATGAATCAGTTGGTCTCATCACGAACGCTGTTGCTGAGTTAGAAGATGGGTTGAAAACTCTTAGTGTCATCACATATGATTCTGTTGACCAGTTGATGCAAGGTATTGCAAAACGCAATGACATATCACCAACTCTTTTACATAATCAATTCAAGGCAAAACACCTTACCATTCCTGATGATTGGGCGATCAGATATCGAATGAACAAAATGAAAGGTATTGAAGAAGCAACAATGACTCCAGCACAAAAGAGAAAAGATACCATGTTGAAGAAAAAATATGATAAGTCTGATATGAAGAAGAGTATGCAGAAACAGTATGGTAAAGAAGAAGGTAAACAGGTTTACTTTGCAACGATTCGCAAACAGGCCATGGAAGGTATCGAAGATGATAAATATAATGTAAGCGAAGAAGGTCTTCGTGATTGGTTTGGTAAATCAAGTGGAACTACCAAATCTGGGCGTAAGGTAAGAGGATGGGTTCAAGTTGGTGGTAAGTATGATGGAAAACCATGTGCAAGACAACCTGGCCAGAAATCAACTCCTAAGTGTGTGTCATCTTCCAAGAGAAGATCAATGAGTAAGAGTGAAAGAGATAGTGCTGCAAGAAGAAAGAGAGCTGCTGATCCAAATCAACCACAGAAGTCAGGTGCAGCTAAACCAACAAACGTTTCTACTGATCCAAAGAGAAAAATGAAAGAGAATTATTTTAATAGAGATAAAGTAGTCGAAGGATACAAAGGAACTGCTGATCTTAGTAAGTCACATCCAGAAGCTTTGAAAAAGGTAGAAGATAAGATTGCAAAACACTTTGGAAAACCTAAGAAAAAAGATACGAAAGAATCATTCGTTAACGAAGCCAAAGATAAGAAAGGCAAGGGTAGCGGATCAAAAGATGCCTGTTATCATAAGGTTAAGTCAAGATACTCTGTATGGCCAAGTGCATATGCATCTGGTGCTTTAGTGAAGTGTCGTAAGGTTGGTGCAGCAAACTGGGGTAACAAATCAAAGAACGAGGGATTCTCACCAATGCAAGTCGCAGCACTTGAATCAGCTGGTATGGTTGAAATCAAAGAGGGTCAGAAGTGTTGGAAGGGATATGAAAAGAAAGGAACCAAGATGATGTTTGGTAAGAGGTATAATAACTGTGTGAAAAAGAAAGCGACTAAAGAAGAAGTTGAATATACTAACGAAGGAGTTGCTTTTTTAAAAAGAGAGAAGGAAAAAAAAAAATCTAGCTCAGAATATCTAACTCAAAGAGACGCTGGTAAATTAGCAAAAAGAAAAATGGCTAAGAAAGACCAAGAGAAGGTCAATTTCTTAGAACCAGAAGATACTAATGAAGCAAAAACTTTACTTTACAAAAACGGTCATACATATAAAATTGTATTGACATGGAGAGGTAAAACATATATGGTGCAGATGTTTGTTCCAAAAATATCTAAACCAACTCGTGTGGAGATAGAAAAAGAGATTCAAAAGTTATATCCTGATGCAAGGGTAATGTCATTCTTACCAAAAGATCTTGAACCAGGCGAACCCACTGTAATGATGGGTGAAGAAAAAAGAGATGAGTATGGTGACATAGTTGGTGGCCCTAAGATATCAAAAAAACAGAAGGCAAAAAATCTTGCAAAGAATGAAAAGGATGAAAAGATTACTAGAAGTGAAGAGTATATTTCTGAGTTGTCGCCAGCAACTTTAGGTAGTTATGTTAAAAAAGCAAAAGATAGTTTACTTAAATATGAAAGAGAAAGAGCTCCACTTAATTATATCAAGCATAACAAGATGATAAACAGAGAGATTGGTATAGATAGAGCTTCAGATAAATTGGTTAAAAAAGCTGAACCAAGAAAGCCAGAGAATAAAAGAAATGTCATGAGAGGCGCAAGTCCAGATTCTGCTCAATCTTTTTCACAGGAAGAGTATGTAACTGAAGATGATATGAAGGGTATGAGTGTCAAGTCTGGACACAAGAGACCTACAAAGAGTGGTGCTGGTATGACTGCGAAAGGTGTTGCTGCATATCGTCGTCGTAATCCTGGCTCAAAACTTAAAACTGCTGTCACAGGTAAAGTAAAGAAAGGATCTAAGGATGCGAAGAGAAGAAAGAGTTACTGTGCTAGAAGTGCAGGGCAAATGAAGAAATTTCCAAAGGCTGCAAAAGATCCAAACAGTCGGCTGAGACAAGCACGAAGGAGGTGGAAGTGCTAATGAAAAGTTTTAAACAATTTCAAGATGGTCTTACACACATCGGTGATACTCTTAAAAAAATAAAAAAAGATATTAAGAGTCAACCTGGCGATAAACCATATATACAAGAACCTGGCCAACCACCTAGAAAAATTGTTAGAGGTGAATCCAACATTTAATTTATCATGTCTGATACTGTATATCTTGGTAATCCCAATCTAAAGAGAGCGAATGTAAAAGTTGAATTTACTCAAGAGAATATTGAGGAGTTCATCAAGTGTAAGGATAATCCTGTTTACTTTGCAAAAAATTATATCAAGATTGTTTCTCTTGATGAGGGTCTAGTTAATTTTAATCTATATCCATTTCAAGAAAAATTAATCAATAACTTTCATAATGAAAGATTTAATATTTGTAAGATGCCTCGACAGACTGGTAAGTCTACGACTGTGGTATCTTACTTGTTGCATTATGCTGTGTTTAATGATAACGTAAATATAGCAATACTTGCAAACAAGGCATCAACTGCTCGTGATCTCTTAGGTAGACTGCAACTTGCATATGAAAACTTACCTAAATGGATGCAACAAGGTGTTCTTGTTTGGAACAAAGGTTCTTTGGAGTTAGAAAATGGATCCAAAATTCTCGCTGCGTCTACATCTGCATCTGCTGTCCGAGGTGGATCCTATAATGTCATCTTTCTTGACGAGTTCGCTTTTATCCCAAATCACATTGCTGACCAATTCTTTGCATCTGTTTATCCTACTATATCTTCTGGACAAAGAACAAAAGTCATAGTTGTATCCACACCACATGGTATGAATCACTTCTACCGAATGTGGCATGATGCTGAAAGAGAGAAGAATGAATATGTGCCAACTGAAGTTCACTGGTCTGAAGTGCCAGGCAGAGATTCATATTGGAAAGAACAAACAATCGCAAACACATCAGAACAACAGTTTCGTGTTGAGTTTGAGTGTGAGTTTCTAGGATCTGTTGATACTCTAATTAGCTCTGCAAAATTAAAATCATTAGTGTATGATGAACCAATCAAGAGTAATCGTGGATTAGATATCTATTTTGAACCAATTAAGAATCATGATTATGTAATTACAGTTGACGTTGCTCGTGGTGTGGGTATTGATTACTCTGCTTTTGTGATCACAGATATCACATCATTTCCACATAAGGTGATTGGTAAGTATAAAAACAACGAAATCAAACCAATGTTGTTTCCCAGTATCATTGTAGATATTGCAAAGGCATACAACAATGCTTTCATCTTATGTGAGGTGAATGATATCGGAGATCAAGTTGCAAGTATCATTCAGTATGATCTAGAGTATGATAATCTTTTATTATGTTCAATGAGAGGTCGTGCTGGACAAATAGTTGGACAAGGATTCTCAGGTAAGAAAACACAGCTTGGAGTCAAGATGTCTAAGACTGTGAAAAAAGTTGGATGTTCTAACTTAAAAACTTTGATTGAAGATGAGAAAGTAATATTCAATGATTATGATATTATATCTGAACTTACCACCTTCATACAAAAACACAACTCGTTTGAAGCGGAAGAAGGATGTAACGATGACCTTGCTATGTGTCTTGTCATATATGCATGGTTAGTTCAACAAGAATATTTTAAAGAACTTACAGATCAAGATGTAAGAAAAAGAATATATGAAGATCAAAGAGATCAAATAGAACAGGACATGGCACCATTTGGTTTTATATCTGATGGATTAGAAGATGAGAGTTTTGTTGACGGAGAAGGAGATCGTTGGTATGCTGATGAATATGGTGATCGTTCTTACATGTGGGATTACAGATGATTAGACTTTTAAAATTATTAGGAAATATTGTTGACCCAAGTTGGTGCTTCTC